ATCCCCATAATGTAGATGCATCTGCACCAAGAGCAGGTAAACTACCAGAAGAAGTTTTAGATTGGATGAGATCAGATGTCACATCCGCAACCAAATAATGATGACACCATACCAAGATGGTTTTATAACACCGTAATTTCAATGGGGATTATGGTGTTTGTTGCATTTGGATTAATACTACTAGGAATGATATGAAGGACAAAGAAACAGAAAAAGCACTCGAAGCATATCGTGAAGCAGCAAAGGCAGACGCATGGTTGTTTGGAGATTATGATGCCTATGAATCATATGGTATAAATAAAAAGAAAACGTCTGAAGAAGATGAGTCTGTTTGAGAAAATCAAATTACTTGAAACGAAAAAGGATAATCCAGATCAATTAAGTCTAGATTTAGATGGTGCTAATGACAAAAGGTCAAAGGCACAAAAGTTTACTGATAAAATTAATAAAGCAAATAAAAATCGTCCAGAAGGCAAGAGACCATATTTTAGAGGTAGAAAAGCAGAGAGAAAACCAAACGCTTCAGGTGTAAAACCAACGGGTAGTTTTTCAAGAGGAACACTTAAGAGTTCTCCAACGGGTCAGAGAGCTTATGATTATGAGAAACTGGGAATAGATGCTAGAGAAAGAAAAGCAAGAGCAGATAAACTTGATAGAAAACTTAATAAGTCTTTCATGAAAGGTGGAAAATATCCTGAAGGGTTACAAAAAGCGTTGGATAAAGATAACGTCAAAACACCATCTCAAGGAATTGAAAAGGCAGCAAAAGATGTCGTCAATCGGATGAAAGCTGGAGATAAGAAAGCAAGAAAGCAGATAATGGATTTAGTGGATAAAGACTTTAAAAGTAAAACTCCAGCTAAACAAAAGGAATATATTGATAAATTTGATAAAATTCAGAGGGCAAAAGGAAGAACATTTAATATGAAGACTGGTAATTATGATCCAAGTCCATTTGAACAGCAAGGAAAAAAATCAAGAAGACAGTTTCCTGGTGATAAGAGTGGTAAATATCAAGCAGCAAAGTCTGATTTAGAAGCAAGAAAAGGATTTAAGAGTAAACCTGGTGGATTAAAAGCAGATGAACGAAACCCATTCGTAAAAAGAGAAGTAAGAAAAGGAAGAGTAAAGGACTTAGGTGGTGATATTTACGATCAACCAAAATTTTCTCAAAAGAAATTTGACAAATCAATAGGTGGTGCTAAAAAACCCACTGATCCTGCAGCTCCAGGATTATTTGGTAAGAGTGATACAAAACCAAAATCCTTTAAAAAGTTTACTAAAGACGCTGGTAGTTTTGATGCTAAAAAACAAGCAATAAAAGATATAAGGGCATCTGAAAAAAGATTATATGATGCAGGAGTTGGTAAAAAACCATCTCTAGCTCAGCAAAGAAAATTTGCAAAAGATGCATTTAAAAAAGCACAGGCAAAACAAGCTGCAGATTTTAATAAGCAACAAAGACTTAAATCTTTGTATAGTCCCTTTGATGATGGTGATTTAGGAAATCCAGAATTTGCTAAAAAAACACCTAAAAAAGTTAAATTTAGTTCTGGTGCTAAAGGAACATTTGTATCAGGAAGTCCAGAAATGGGTGGAGAGAGTAAGAAATTTGCAAATAGAAATAGAACTCCTGCACCGCAACCTTATCGTAATAAAGGAGTAGGTATTGAAAAAACAGGTGAAACTAAAGTTGACAAAGCACAAAGAAAGGCGATATCAAAAACTAGTAAGCAAATTAAAGATATTAAGGGTAAGTTATTAAAACAAAGAGAGAATGTAAGAAGTTTACCTGGTGATGAATTAGGTAGAAAAAATACCAAATTACTCAGAAAAATTAATCGAGGCATCAAGGGTATTGAAAGTCAAGAAGCTGGTTATAAAAAAGCAGCAAAGGGATCTGGTAATCCAAATGCACCTACTGTTTATAATAAAAAATTTGCAGACCTTCAAAAAGATTTAACGAAAAAAGGCAAAATTACACAAATCAAACCTGAAAAAACTGATAAAGTCATAGATCTCTTTGGTAAATCTAAATCTGGTAATTATCGATCTGGATCACAATCAATATATCCTAATCGATTAACCAACCAAGGAAGTAAAGTAACAGGCACTGACTTGTTTAGGCAAAATACAATTAAAGGAACAAGTAAAGTTACAGGAAGTAAAACGGGTAGTGAAATATTTAAGCAGAATATTATTAAGGGTGCAAAAGGTCCTACCAGTATGAAAAATGTAAAACTTCTCAATAAACCTTTCATGAAAAAAATGATGAAAAACACAGCTAAAGCAGCGATCAAATCTGGACCTGTAGGAAGAGGTATTGCTGGTGCTGCATTGGTTGCAGGAGGTTTATATTTTGCAGATAAACTTAGAAAACAATTTGCTGCTGGTGGAAAAGCGAAAGAAGTTCCAGCAGTAAAAGGAAGTCCACTAAGATATAAACAGGGTGTAACGGACGATCAGGGTAGAGATATTGGAGGTCAGAAAAAATACTTTAAACTAAGAGATATTAAGAAGACTCCTTATTTCACACCATCAGATTTAAAGGATGCTACATTTGACAATAAAGCAGATAAAAATTTACAGAAACGAGTAAGGGATTCGCTCAAAAAATAATACTATACTAAATACTACAGTAGAATTAAATTGAGAAATGTTTGGAAACTCAAAAGAATATCAAGAGATAAAGAAGCTATATGAAGAAAAAGTTTCTAAACCAGAGCAACTTGATGAAAAACCAAAAAATATATTAGATTTATCTGGTGCACTTAATCGTATTAAAAAAACTGGTGCGAAAAATACTTTAGAGTTATCAATGCCATCTACTATAAAGAAGGATACAACTCCACCACCAGAGGAGAAGAAAGTAACAACAACAACACAACCATCTCCAAGACTTAAGGCAGATATAACAACAAATCAGAGACAATCAAGAGCACTTGCTGCTGATGATAAGAATGTTAAATTAAATAAATTTAGTAGAACACAAAGATATGCTGCAGATGCTAAAGGTGTAAAACTTGTGCCTGGTGCAAAAGAAGGTCAAACAGTAAACCGTTCAACCGTCCAGACAAAAGCAGCGTTTGATTTTGGTGGTATTAAGAAGGGTGAAAGACTTGGTGTGATGACTAGAAATCAAAGAAGAAAATATGATTTAATGGCAGCACAGAGAGCGAAGAAGGATACAACTCCACCACCAGAAACTAAAACTACAACTCCACCACCAGAGGAGAAGAAAGTAACAACAACAACACAACCAGAAAAGAAGACAGATAAGAAAATATTTACTGCATCTGATATGATGTCTGGAAAAAAACCAACATCAGACAATAAAGGATTTGAGAATGTCGATAAGAAAAATACTAAAAAGAAATCGGGAAATATTCTTGACAAATCAGGATTACCTAATAGAAGATCATTTATTCCATTAAATCGAAAAGATGCAAAAAATTCTAATGCATCAGAAAAGGAGGAGAAATTGAAAAAGGCAAAACAAACTATAGAAAAATCAGTGAAGGAAGAATCAACATTAATTCAACAGGTTAAGGTGAAACAACCTGGTGTGACTTTAGATGGAGGTAAAACATATTTTGACCCTAGAGATGGTAAACCAATTAAGATGCCTAAGAAGAAAAAACCATCTTCACCAACTTCAGGAGGTAAGACATCAATAGTTGGGGGTGGAGGTAGAGCACCAGGAAGGGTAAAGCCAGCGATGTCAGAGGGACTTGATGATGCGAAAGAATTAGCTATGAAAGGAGTTAAAAAAAGTGTAAAAGCTGTTGCTAACAAAGCAGGTTCAATAGGTAAAATGGTTAAAAATACTGCAGTTAAAGTTGCTAAAGAGGTAAAGAAAGGTTATGATGCTCAAGAAGAGTATACTCCTTATGATATAGTTCTTGAATACTTGCTATCATCAGAACAAGCTGCTACAATAGAAGAGGCAAACTATATTATGACAGAAATGGATGCCAAAACAATTCAAGACATTGTAGCACAGCAACTGAATGAGCAAAATTGAATTTTCGTTAGAACTACTTCGTAATGAGATCAAAAAAATCATAAACGAAGTTCTTGATGAACGTGAAAAAAAGAAAAAGATGGACGGTCCTTACGACGTTCCAGAGGAATATTGGTAGAAAAGTCTTATAAATAGAGTGCCATACGATACTCTATGATCTCAAAATACGACAAACTTTCTATCCAACGTAATCCATTTAGAGAATACTCTAAACCAATCCAACACAAATATAATAACACAAAATACTCTCAGCTTAGAATTTATTTTAAGTGTGAGAGTTTTTACTTTAAGGAACTTGAGGCTCGAAAGGGTTCTCAGGGGGAGGAGACGGCCACGTAACTGGTTGCTTAACTATCATTGTTCCTTCAACCACTCTCTCTATTACATTATTACTATCCGTCAATAACATCTCATAAAAATATTTACCTGGCACTATCAGTGCTGATTGATCATCAGTTAATGATATTCTAACTTTACCTAATAAACGATTTGGGAATGATAGATTGAATGATTGAGACTTCATGGTGTTTTGCTGTATTTGTCTCTTAAATCTGCAAGTGCCAGTAAATCCTGTTAAGTTCTTTGCACTATTTGATTGATTGTCTTCAAGTAAAAAAGTTTGCTCAAAGTCAGTATGCGTATATATGATTAGATTAGTGCTAAAAACTGCCATATTTCTTTTTGATTATTTAGATAGGTTGACCATATCCATACAAGTAGGTAGCATTTGTTGTCACTCCTGCCCGAACATTTACAGTTCCTTCGACTGCTATGAACTTGAAACCACTAGGTCTTACTAAAAGTAAATCCCAAACGTATCTACCTGGTCTAAATTTTTCATTAATAGTGCTTGCAATTGATACATTCACAAGACCATCTGCTGCACTTGTAAATCCGACTTGGATATCTGCGAATTGATAATGTGCTGCTGTCTTTCTAATTTGAGACTGAGCAGTGAATCCTGTTAAATCGACAACTCCTGTGCCATCAGCACTGAATAGTGTTATGTCTTCACTAAATGTTTCACCACCATTGATCGTTAAATTTTTTACGTAAACAGTCATCTATCACAATCTTTATGAATATTTAGGATATATACATATAAAGATACTTATGAACGAATGGGTGAAGCAGATTATGAAAACCCCTGGCACTACAAAGGTACAACTTTCACTTCTGACGATATTGGCGATTTCTTCGGTTACGTCTACTGTATTACAAATATCCAATCGGGTAGACAATACATTGGAAGAAAGTATTTCTATCAGAAACGAAAACCTAAAGGAGGCAAGCGACGTATTACGTCAGAGTCTGACTGGAAGCGGTATTACGGAAGCTCTGATGAACTTAAACGGGACGTTAAAGAAATTGGTAAAGACAAATTTAGAAGAGAAATAATATCATTACATAAAACATTAGGTAAAGTGAACTACGAGGAGACTAAACAACTGTTCCTTCATAACGTATTAATGGAGTCGCTTGACGATGGGACACCAATGTATTATAATAGTAATATTCTTGGACGATATATGAAAAAAGATTATGGCAACTTCAAGTAATGCAGTTCGTGACTCCTACTATTGGGCATTAGATCGAATCAAAACATTAACGAAGGATGTTAAAGTGAAAAACAATCACTATGATTTTCGTTGCGTCGAAGATGCAACCGCTATTAGTCAAGAATTTGAAGAGTGGTTAGAAGCAAAAGATCGTAACAATGCCGATGATGTCGATGTAATCTTCTTAGAATACATTGGCGAGGGTAGTGATTACGACTAAATAATTTCGTTAGTAAAAAACTATGCTACAAAAAATCGTAAATGGAATCGCTATTGTTAGTGGTGTTGTATCTCTCACCGTCGTGGGTACTGTTGGTTATGTATATGTTCGCAAGGATGCAATCATCGAGAACGTTAAGGGTAAAATACTAGAATCTGTTTTACCTGCAGGACTTGGTGGAGCAGTCGGTGGAGCAGCACTACCATCATTACCATCACCATCAGTTGATGCACCTGCTACAGGTATAGGAGTGCCATCATTCTAATATGGCAACATTAATACCTCTTGCAGTCGTAGCAATTGCTGGACCAGCAATTATTGCTTTAATCTTTTATCGCAGTAAACAGGGTTAAAGTGGCTATATAAATTATAGACACTCTAATCTAATGGCAGAAGAAGCAAAGAAAAAACCACAAGGTCCTCTAGGAAGACTGAAGGA